AATTGGTAGCCTAAGCTTTTAGATAAGTTGCCGCTAGCATTTTTACCTTTAGCTTTTAGTATACGCCTTGCTTGTTGTACTACTTTAGTACCAAATGTATCTAATACTTTTTTAGTATTTGTGTATTTAATTTTTTTAGCCATTAAGCCGTTGCTATAATTATTTCTAAATCTAGTGCATTACCACCATGTGAATTATGTACAAACAATGTTTCTATGTCGTCTGTAGTTGTTATAGCCGCTTTACTTGTTGCACCGTTTCCATTAGGTGTAAAGTACACAACACTAGATTGTGCCTTTAATTCTGTTGCAGACGATGTGCTATTAAATGCTTTTGTCAGTATTAGTGCATCTGTATCGTCTAAATTAGTTACTCTTATGTATTTTACATCTTCTACATCAAATTGGTTATCTGTAACTGTTGATATAAAAGTAGCTAGTGTTACTGATGAACTAGCAGGTATAGTAAATATTCTTTTAAATATATTACCTACACCTGTTATTGATTTACTTACTGTAGTATCGTATGCAGTACCGTTTATTGTTATTTCTTCTTTAATTTGTACTGTTAAAGTTGCAGTTGTTACTGTTGTTGCCATTTTTGTTTTATTATGTTATTATATTATTATTATACTTATATTAAATATCTATATTATATTATATATATATTATTGTTAGTGTTACTTTGTTGTTACTGTTTTTATATAACTTATTCATTATGAATTAATTACATTATTCGTATGCTATATTGCCGTCACATTGGCTAGCATTAAATTCTACTTCTATACTTACACTAGCCGTCCATCCACTTACTTCGTTATCAAATCTTTCTGTAAAAGGCTCACAACTTATACTAGGCGATAATGCTACTTCTGTTTGGAAATCTCTAATGCGTTCAAAATTGCCTGTTTGATTTTTTAGTACACTTATTATGTCGCCTATTGTTTCTAGTGTATCGCTTAATACATCTCTTTCGTTGCTTTCGTCTTTACTTACTAAATCCATAACTATTAATTGAAAGCTATATGTAAGTGTGTGTTGCTCAAAATTTACTGTATCTGTTGCTACATGAAATAAAGGGTAGGTAGTTTCTACTAAATCTACCTCAAATATATCGCCTATAGTAGTTGTATTTATTTGTTTGTGACTACTACCTATTTCTTCAAATATTTTATATAACATTTGTAGCGTTATATTTTTAATCTGTATGCCGTCTGTTAGTATCATTTATTATTTTGTATATATGTTAAGTCTTTTTGATATGCTATAAAATTTAAACATTCGTTTATTGATAATTCCAGAACATCGTTAAATGCTAGTATATTACCATTTGCTAAAGTGTATATTACATTGTACCAACCATATCTTTCGTTAAATTGTTCTTCTTTTGTCTTAATAGCTTGCGCCTCTCTTTCCTCGACAGGCTCTGAGAATAGGCTTGCATAATGGCTATGTAGTCTGTTGCGATAGTCAAAAAAAAACTACATGCACCGTTTACTGTATCTACACTTAAATTATCTTTAAATAATTCTGCTCTTGTTTTTGCAGTTTTATAATCGTAATCTTCTATTTTATACTTTTCGCCTTTTTGTTCTATAATTGGACGATATAAAATACTCATAACACTAGCCATAGATTGCCAACCGTTTGCTAATTTGTTATCTAAGTCTACAAACTCTTTTAGTTTTAATTCATGTAGGTTAGGGTGAAAACCATAATCTATATTGTCAATAGTTATAATAATATTTAACTGTTCATTAGCTTTGTTTTCTAATAGTTTTGTTAGTTGTTCCATAACACTATCTATATCTGACTTTTTACAATTCTCTAAAAGTTTTATAGGTGCTTTTGTAAAACTACTTATTGTTATTAGTGTTTTTTCGTGTTCGTCATCTACGCCATCTATTTGTTGCATAAAATTCATATAAGTACCTAATGATACTTGCCCCCACTTGTTAGGTATAAAATAACTTTTGTTGTTTATAACTAAATCCATAATATAAAATATAAAAAATTAGAAATGAGTATTATTGTACTTGTTTTCTAAAACACTTGTTAGTTTGAGAGGGTTAGCTATTTATTATCTTCCATATAAAAATATAGCTACCCTCTTTTTTTATTGTACTGCATATACACCTTGTGGCATGATCTCGTAATACATACGCATAGCTAAAGCATCGCTAAAGTCTGGTGAACGGCTTATAGCATTTTTAACTTCATCTTTACTAACTATTTGTAGCTTTGTATCTTTGTCAAAATTTTTACGCCTTACTTGTTCTAATTCTTCTATAATAAAATTTTTGTGTGTAACATTATTGCAGTTTATATATAGCTTAGACTTATTTATAACATCGCTAAGAGCATAATAACATTGAGTTTTAAGATTTACATAGTTTTCGTTTTTTAGTGCCTTAGAATTGTTTACAAAGCCTTTACACCTTAATATATCTTTTACACCACCACCTACACCGTCATCGTCTACTATAATATTACCTAATGGTACGCTATGCAGTCTTTGTATTGCTCGTATTTCATCTGCGGCTTGTGTTATTGTATTTTTATCTAATGCTTTTATATACTCTGCTCTTAAACCGTTCCAATAAATTATTACTGTCTTATCTTTACCAAATCGTGCTATATCTGCGGTTATATATTTTTTACCGCTAGGTGTATCGTCTAACTCAAAACTACCTAGTATAGCATTGTAGTTTATTAGCTTATCTTCGCTATCGTCATACTCCCAATTACCATATAGTAGCCTTTGTTTGCTTATGTAGTCTAATTTTTCTAGTTGTTCTTTATAGTGCTTAGAGATATGTTTGTTATCTGTAACTAAAGATTGTATAAACTTACTATATACAGGTAGTCTGTTCTCTTTATGTGGCTTATAAAAATTATTGTACACCCAATTTTTAGATGGGTTACAAGTCAACAGTATTTTAGGTATTATATTGTTTTCGTCTAGTTTGTACCGTATTCTACTACTTACTATTTGCTTTGCTTTTTCTGTTATCTGGTTACACTCGTCTATAAATGCCGCAGTTAATTCTAAACTACCTAGACTGTCAAAATTTTTGTCTGATGGATATTGAAATAAGTCTTTTAGTATAACCTCGCTACCATTATAAAATGTGATTATGTTACTACTAGCATTATACTTGTAGTGTACATTGGCTTTTATGTTCCATTGACTACATACATCAAAAAAAGTATTAAGTGTAGTTTTTTTTAGATTGTCTAACTTACTACGCCCAATTAAACATCTGATGTTGTCGTATTGTGTGCAGAGTGTAATTATCCATGCACAACCTAAAAAACTTTTACCACCACCTGCCGCACCACCATACAAAACTTGTGTTGTGGTTTTATCTGTTAGGTATTCTAATGCTAACCATTGTTTACTTGTTAGCGTTGCTATCATTATCTTTTTTTAGTATAATGTTTATAGGCTTAAAATCTGCGCTTACATCTAACTCTTGTTTTTCTATGTAGCCTCTTTTCTTGCCTTTTGTTTTTAGGTAAAATATAGTAGCTTGTGTTCCGCCTTTTTTTATTTGTTTGTGTAGATGACTTTCTGCAAAGTCTATAGCTACATCGTCTATACTCTTTACGGCTTGTTTATATGCGTCATCTTCTTTAAGCCATAAGTAGTGTGTTGTTCTATCTATGCCTACTAACTTACAGGCACTAGTTACTACGCCTAGCGTTTTCTCTAATGCGTCTAGCATAGCTAATTTACCTTTTTCTGTTCTATCCTGCATAAGTGTTGAATTTTGTAGATTATTTACCACATAAAGCGCATACTATTTTATCTTTTTGTTGTGGCTCTGTTTCTTCTTCTTCTAAATTATTATATATGTCATCTTCATTTTGCCAGACATCTAAACCCCAATCTTCTAACTCTACGCTATCCCATTCATTAGCTAATATATCCCAATCCCAATCGCCAAAGCCTAAATTGTCTTTTATTATAAATTCTTGCTTTTGTTTTTCTGTTAGATTGTCTGCTCTTACTATATATACTTCTTTATATCCTAAATCTACTAGTGCTTTGTATCGCATGTTACCACCTAATATATAGCCTTGCTCGTCTACTACTATAGGCCGTAGCTTTAGCATTTCTTCAAAGTCTTGTATAGATTGCTTCAGCTTTTCAAACTTTGCAGTATTTACTAGTCTAGGATTTATAGGATTGTTGCGTATAGTATTAATAGGTACTTGTTCCACTATAATTAAATAATTTATTGTTTGTTTTTTCTATGTCTATATCTTGTTGTAAATGCTTTTGCCTTTTTAACTCAAATTGTAGGTGATGTATAGTTTTTTGTAAATCTTGTACTATACTATTATTATCTTTTTTACCTGCTCGCATTAAATAAGCTAGTGCTACACCTATATTATAGTTGTCACCTGCAAAATCTTCTATTACTTTATGTGCCTCGTACTTGTAATATTTACCTTTATAATAATTAGGTGTGTTCATAATGTATCTACTATTTTTTTTATACCATTATAACAAGTTGCTATACAACTACTACAGTTAGTGTGTGTTTTGTATTTAGTTTTATGTATCTCGTTATACAATGTTATTAATTCTGCTTTTGCCTCTTTTGTCTTTGCAACGCCTGTTTTACATAATTCCCAGACATTTAATATTCTTTGTTTTTGTGTTTCTGTTATATCTACCATTTGTTTTTAGGACATTTTTCTGTTTTCCATGCCGCTTTTGTTTCTATAGGGCAACCACATACATTACATTCTATATCTTCTGTAAGGTGTGGGCATCTGCTACAAATGTATGCTCTGTCATAGTATGTTACTTCATCTACATTTTCAAAACCGCCTAATATTCTTTTACTGACGGCTTTTAAGTAGTTATAGCTTTTTACCATTATGTTTGGTGCGTTCATTTTTTTTGTCATATCTATATAATTTTATAATACCTATAGGCTCATCATTTTCTCTAAAAACTATATCTACATCGTCAAAATACAAATTGTCTAAATCTGCTATATACTCTAATTGGTTATCTTCGTTATAAAATTCTATAACAGATAAGCCGTAACCTACTATTCTTTGTAAATCGTCATATATCATTATGCCTTTTTTTTAATTCTGCCTTTAAATATTCTTTAACTTTTTTTATAGTTAAATATATATTCATTCTGCTAATCTTTGTTTTTTTGCTAAGGCTTGTATATGTAAACTTGTTACCATCGTCATCACCTAATACATATAGCCTAAATAACTCTCTATCATACCAATACAAATCGTCTAAAATAGAATTTATTATATCGCTATCTTCTATAAAATATAAATCTTGTGCTTTCTGTTTAGATATTTTTAGCATAACATCAGTATTAAAACTAATGTGTTTATATGCTTTGTCGTACTTATAATAGTACCTAGATGTTTTAGAGTAGTAATTATTTTTGCACAATCTTATAAAATAATACTTTATTTTTTTGTTTTTTATAAGTTGTTGTAATTGATCTGGCTTACTTAGTATTTGCTCAAATACTAATTGTGTTACATCGTCTAAATCCTTTGCAGGTATAAACTTAGATGCTACATTTCTTAATTGTGTAAATAACTCATTATCAATCACATAGGAATTATACGCATATATATATATATGTTTTGTAGTGTTGATAAATAGTTATTAACATAAATTTTTTAGTTTGTCTTTGTATATTTCTATCAGATATTGTAAATCTGTTTTAGAGTATTTAACAGATTTGTTGCTTAGTTGTATAATTTTGTCTACCTCTTGCTCGCCTATTTCACTACACAATCTTCTATAAAATTGTATTTTTTCACCCTCACTATAAATATTGCATTTTACACATTGTGGACGGCAATTATTTTCGTGCCATCTTGTGCTTGTATGTTTGCGCGACTGCATATGTCCGTTTTGCATTTCTTTTACAGGTTTTTTAACATTACAAGTGTAACACTCTACCATGCCATTATTGTCTGCATATACCCACCTTATATATTGGCTAAATACTTTGTCTAATTCTTTTTTAAGTTTTGCGTGTGTTTTTGTCTTTTTAGCCATTCTTTAATTACTATAATAGTATTTTTTTAAATAATG